CTACGGCTTGATCATCAATAGCGACGCCTCAGTGATGTGGCCGGTATCTGCGAAGTCATCACGCCCCGCAGCGACCAGACATCCTGCCCCCAGTTCATAGCAGAACCAAAAGCCCTCAGCGGCCCAGTCGCGGTAGGGTGATAGTCCTAGGCCAAGCGCACCGGGCCAGTCGTAGTTGCTGTTCAGGACCAGCGCGGCCGCACAATACAACCGCTGCGCCCAATCTGGGAGCCAACTTGGTGCTTGCGCCTTGTACCTGCAGAGCTGCGTCTTGACCCACCCGACGCCTGCAGCCGCGTTCCTGACGCGATAGGCGCGCTGCAGGACGACCGTCTGGCCGGCCAGTGCAGTCGCGCGACCGACCTCCCGTACGCCATGCAGCATGGTCGCCTCGTAGAGTTTGTCGCCAGCATCAATGATGCAGTGCGATGACAAAGCCAGTGCAAAGCGGGAGCGTGGAATCGCCCACCGGATCAGCCAAGAAATCGGATTGAAGCGGCGGCGGGTGAACAGCAGCGTAATTGTCTGCACCTTACACCCCCAGTGCCAAGCGAATGCCGGCGATGAACCCGCCCCAAACCTGAACGGCCGCCGTCAGCTCCTCGGGCGTTTGCGCCAGGCGAATCTCGGCCTGACTCGCAAACCGACGGGTGCGCATCGCCTTCTGTGCATCCCGGAAGGCGTCTGCGCGGGCGATGATCTGGTCCGCAGCCCAGGCGTTGGTTTGTTCCTCGCCGGTTGGGTTGTATTGAGCGTAGCTGGACACGTACTCGTCGACGTCGCCTTCGTAACCCGCCACCACAAAAGCGCGTGCTGCCGCCTCGGCGTCGCGGTATTCCTCGGCTCGGTTGCCGACCGCTGCAGCCGTTACCGCGTCTACATCGGCATAGGTTGCCTTGAGCGCATCGGCTTTGAGCTGTTCCAGGTTGACCGACTCCGGCACGGCTTGCGCAAGTTCGACGCCGTCGCGCGCTTCATTGGCGCGGTAGTTGACCCAGTTGGCAGCGAGGTCTTCGTCGACGATGATCATGCGACTGATGTGTTCCTCGGGCGGCACTTGCAAATAGCAGCCGTCGAGGATGCCGTCGTCGGTGTATGTGAGGTAGCGAACGGTCGTCATTAGGACACCTTTCTGAAAATGAGTTCGGCGTAGATCTCAGTGCCAACGCTAATTGCGGTCCCGCCGAGCCATGCCCCGCTCCCACTGATGACGTGCTGAATACAGAAAGATTTTGCTGAGGCGATCGTTATTCGCCCGCGCACGTAAGCGCGCGTTTGCTCCTGATAGTTGCTATTCCCTGACAATTCGTTCGGGCCGGACAGAACGCTTTGACTATCGGTGGCGTTGTACAGCGCCACCCGGTGCCCGATGTTTGGAGTTACCAGTGGAGCGCTACCTTCAAAGTCGTACGTGCCCGCCGGAAGAGTGACCTGGCTCGAAGAAAGCGAAGCGCCAGCAACGGTATTGATTTTGGTAGTGTTAAGTACCCTGATCGCGCCTGTAGCAACGTAGGGGGCCGCGGTGCCGCCCACATATTCTTCGCGCACATGGATCATCTGCGTCAGCTGATTGCCGGTATCGCCCTTGTCGCCAGTACGCTGGAAGAACAGCAGTACACCATCACCGGCAGCAAATGGACTTGCCGAGCTGCCGCCAGTATTTGCCACAGTCAGGTTGCGATAGCCGCTAAGCGTCGTGCGTGCGGTCACGTCGAACGTCAGCCACTTGGATGGGTCACCCATCTTCACCAGTCGGATCGAGCCCTTGACAGTGCTCGTGGACGCGTCAAACCTATCAATCACACTGGTGTAATCCTGGCCACCTGCCAGCACATCCAGGCGGAGAACGGTCGATGCGTTCTGTATCACATTTGACAGTCGCAGCTTGCCTGCGCCAGGGTCTGCGTCAGCAGTTGCGGTGTCGAACACATACGCCAGCGCGTAGGCTCCTCCTGCAACCGCTGCGTTCACCATCGCCACAAGGTCGTTTTCCTGCTGCCCGCGTAGTGGTAGCAACCGCATGTATTCGGCCATGAAGTCATCAAATACCTTCTGGTCCTGCAGCCGATTTGGCATGCGATTCAGGTCCATCAGAGCTGTAATCATCGTTATTGCACCGTTCCTTCGATTTGGAGAGATATCTTTGATTTCCTGACATTTGGCAGGACGCTTTTGAAGCTGGAGTAGCGGCCGAACAGGCAAGCGCTGCCCCATAAAACGGTACCGATCCAGGCAACCGGCTTTTGCCGGAATTGAGCCAACGTCTCCTCCACCACGTCCTTCTGGTCGTTATCTACCTCGACATCAACGCTCATCCGCCTGGAGAAGCCGCGCAACTGGGTGTCGCTAGTACCATCGAACTGGAAGGTCGTTGTGGAGTAATCCTTGATCTCCGTGCTAATGCCCCATTCGGATAGCCCGACGTCGACCACCGGGCCGATGGCGCACATGCCGCACTTTGGCGTTGCACCAATCTTCCTGATAGAGATCGTGATGAGTGCCCTCGCGTATACAGGCATGAGCACGCTGACGGCGTAGCTCTTCTTACGGATGCGCCGGAAGCACCAGTTAAAGAAGCTGGAACCGGACGTCGATACGACGAGGTTTTGCACCTCGCGATAAACCATGCCCTCATAGAGGTCGACAACGCTTGCACGAACCTCACCAGCGTCCATATTTCCAAGATAGAAGCCTTGGGAAATGACTTCAGGAGAAACCACCAGTAAGATCTCGTCGAGATTGCTCGTTTGAGTGTTGTTGTACTGGTCGAGCATCTTCCATCTGTTGATTACGTCACCCTTGGTCCACTTGGTTGAATCGGACAGCGCGTTGCCAACGTTCGCGGCGACCACCGACTTGTAGGTCAGGTGCGTTACCGGGTCGTACACCACTGCATCCTTGGCATAGGACGTGGCGGCGCTGTACGGCTGCTCATTAATCGCCACGTTTGAATACACAAGACCCGCTCCAGAGGCAATGACATCGGCCGCTCGGGTGACAGGTCCATTGGTGCTGTTCGGTATGTACTCGCTATCCCGGTCACTTATCTGGGCGCCAAAGACTTCATAGTCCCCGCTGCTGCCGAACTGAATGTCGAGGAAGCGGTACGTCATCGGATTCGAAGGAGTGCTATTGGCCCGCACCCGTTGCCATGCGCCGGTGACCTGGATCACCTGGACCGCGCCATCGCAGCAGTCGACATTAAGCGTGCGCGCCACACCATCGGGCGTGCGAACGAAGATAGAGCCAAAGTAGGCCGTGCCAGGGGTTCCTGCCGTGGTATCGCCGAACCGTACCGTCGAGAGACCGTCCGGATTGCTAACGGTGAACCTCCGCGCACCCGCCACGCCATCTGGCCCAGTAGACCCGGCGATGACTCCGCCGTCGACCACCGAGGGGCCAAGAATTGCGTACACCCCAGAACTCTCACGGAGGCTGCTGTAAGAAACGAAATTGGTTGCCGCTGCCAGGTCGACCAGTGCGTAAGGTGCCTGATTCAAATCTTGCGGATCATATGTCACCGCCAGCGTGTTGGGCTGCACCTGTACAAGCGTGCCGTTGCGGTCGAATACCCACTTGGGTGAGGCGCGCGTGCAGGCCACGTCGCCAAGGGCTACAGAGTCAATAATGATCATGCGGGAATTGCCTTAACTGCGAATGGGACGTCGCCATTCACGGCCCCGTCCATGTGATCGGCGATCTGCTGGCAGTACTTGGCGATAAAGTAGTTCTCTTGGCTGTTCGCTTCGCGCAGCAGCTTCGCCTCTTCATAGAAAAGTTTCATTTGCTCAACCAGTTCCGTGATGTCGACTTGCTGGCCAGCCGAGCCATTGAAGATCGACTGAGTTTGACGGGCGCTAAAGATCCGGGCCGGACCAGTCGCCTCCAGCTCGGGACCGTTCTCGCCCACGATGCGCCATCCACCTGCGAAATCGCCCCCCGACGCAAAGCCAGGCACCTTGGTTTTGTATTCGGAAGAGCCTTTGATACCCTCAGAGATCTCGTCGATCGATGCGCCGCTGTGCATCCAGAAGTCCAGGCCGCCGGCGTCGACAGAGCGGCCGAGAAGTTCCTTGTACAGCTTCTTGATCTGTGCTTCAGCCGAGTTCCCGATCGCATCCGTAATCGCCGAGATTGATGAGCCGGCCGCCGCTTGGTTCTGCCAGAACTCCAGACCATTAGCGTCTGGGGCGCGTCCCAGGGCGCTCTGATACGCCTGGCTGATGCTCGAAGTCGCGCCGGCGATCGGGTTAGCATGTGCGGCGGCGATCGCGGTACCGAGCCCATCCATGGCCTGGACCAGTGACAGGCCATTCGTATCGATTCCCTTGAGGATGTCGATCTCTTCCTGTGCATGGCTCAGGATGGCGTCAAGGGATTGCAGCTGGGCTTGCGCCGTCTCCAGCGCATCCTTTTCGATCGACAGCGAATCGTCGGTAAGGTCGCCGAGTTGCTCGATGCCGTCTCGGGTCTGGTACAGGTCGTGCAGGTAATCCTGGTACGTGGCGAACTGGCCAGAGGCGTCCTGCGTCGCGGCACTCAAGGCCTTCTTGAGGGACTCGACCTGGTTGTCGGACAGCGTGCCGCCTGCCTTCGTGATAGCCAGGTCTGCCTGGATCTCTGCCTGCGCCCGCGCACGATCGGCCATCTGCTGCGCTGGCGACGTCAGGCTGTCGACCGCGCTGTGAAGTGCCTGTGAAAGCCCCTGCAGCCGGTTTACAGCTTCGGTATGGGCATCGATGTTCTTCTGCACCGCAGTCTTTTCGCGGTTCACGACTTTTTCAAGTACCGAGTAGGCAGCGTCGGCATTTCCGAGCAGCGTGGCCGCGGCCTCCTTCGCCGCCTGGATCGCCTGCACCTGGTCGTATAGAGCCTTGTTGCTGGCGTCGATCGCTGCGCGTTCCTTCTCGCGCAGCTGTACGGAGGTCATGGTCAATTCGTCCAGCTGGTCCTGCAGATCGCGGCGCTCATCGGCGATGTCCTGGGCGCTCTTCGTGGTGTCCTTTATCGCCTCGTGGGTGGCCGCGAACGCTTCGGACAGACCCATCAGGGTTGCGTACATGCTCTGGCCAGCCTCGGTGGTCAGGTCCAGTCCCGTCACGACCTGGGCGAACTTCTCGCGGGTGTCGACCCAGCCCAGGTTCAACCTGGCCAGCTCGTCGGTGACGTATTTCTGCACCGGCGCCAGGCGCTGCGCTTGGGTCAGGAAATTCTCGGCATAGCTGGAAGCCGTCGACTGCAGCTCGTCGATACCACCCATCAGGTCGACCAGAGACTCCCTGGCCGCGACCGACTGCAAACCGGTAGCGCCAAAAGTCTTGCCAATCGACGTCAGCGAGGCATCGAGCTTGGCGTAATCAGCCCCGACCCGGACGAGCGTCTCCAGGTAGCCTTCACCGACCTTCTGGAACTGCTGCAGGCCGCCCACGGCAAATTGCGCCATGTTGTCGCCGAGCTTGGAGAATACCGACTCCAATGCCTTCTGCAGGTCGTCGCCCTTGAGATCCTTCAGGCTCACGTTACCGATGTCGACCACGAAGGCGTTGAGCTTGGCGGTGAATTCGTCGCCGGACATGCCGAGCAAGCCTCCGGCCGCCTGGACGCTGTCAGCAAGCGACTTGATGAGGTTCGTAATCTGGCCGTTCGCATCCGCGCCCAAGGCGGTGCTGACGGTGCTGTGCTTGTCGCTACCAAACCAGCCGCCGGAGGTCTTAACGGCCGTGTATTGGCTGACGTTCGCTCCAGCAGAGAGCACGGCTGCCAGTGCGGTCGGGCTCATGGTGATGCCGGAGTCCTCGACGCTTTGCTTGCCGCCGAAGATGCTTGTTCCGACCTTCCCGAAAATATTGCCCAGGACAGGAATCTTCGCCAGCAGCGAGCCTACGACGACGCCGCCTGCCGCCCAAGAGGCGATAGTTTTGCCGAGCCCGTTGTTGTTGTTGAGCGGGACCGAGGGATTGGTGACGTCTGTAGTGCGAATCAGCTGGCTGGCGAAGCTGCCGATGTTGTTCTCGATGTTGCGCAGCGCCGTCAGCATGCCTGACAGATAGTTGATCTGCGTGGACGAGTTCGAAGCCGACAGTTCGATCGCATTCTTGATCGACTCTGACTTCGCGCTGCTGTCGCCCAGCACCGACCCGGCCCCCTGGGCCTGCTGCCGTTGCTCGGAGAGGCTTGGGCCGCTACCACCGCCCGATACGGCGAAGCCTAGCCCGACCATCACTGCGGCCATCGCGGCCATGCGCACCCAAGCGGAGTATGGGTCACCTGCGGCCTGATTGGCGACGCCAGCCACAGCGGCCGCCTGACCCTTGGCCATCGACGCGGCGACGTCCGGCGCGACGCTAGCCTCGGTGGCCGCCGTCTCGGTCTGCTTGCTGGCCACATAGGCCGTGGTGTAGGCGGTCAACAGGCCGGTCTTGCGCAGCATGTTCTCGGCCGCCATCGCCATTTCGAAGGCACGGAAGGTCTTCTCGACGCCTTCCATGGCCCGATACCCGGCGGAATTCTCTTTGAAGAAGCCCTTGGCGGCGCTGGCCATGTCGCCGTACGACTTAATCTGTGCTTGCGCCGACGCGGCCGCTGCGGTCGCGTTGGCCTTCTGTATCTTCGCCTGGTTGCCGCCGGCGTCCTTGGTCGCGGCCGCGAGTTGGGCGGCGATCGCGGCTTGGGCGCGTCCGTAGCCGCTGAGCGTGGTTGTCAGGCCGCCGATCGCCGATCCCACCTTGCCGAACGAGGCCGCCATGCCGTCCGCTGCCGACTTAGCCGATTCGTCGAGGGCGGACATGATGTCGAGCATCTCCTTCGCCTTAGTGACGTCGACGCTCGACATGGCCGCCTTCAGGCGGTTGGCGTACCAGGTGTCGTACTGCGCCTGGAGTTTCTTCTGCGCATCGGTGCCATCGCCGGCCAGCTGGATGCGCTCACGCCAGACTTCGGCGTCGATTTCCAGGAGAGCAAGCGCACGCGCCTTATCGTCCACGATCGACTCAGCCGCGAACCTGGCGTTCTGCTGCCGTAGCTGCTCGGCGCCGGCCAGTGCCTGGCGCTGGCCCATGATGGCGCCGATGTCTTCCTTGCGCGCTGCAGCGGACGCCTCCAGGTCGGCGGTTTCCTGTACCGTGAAGACATGACCCTGCTTCTGCCAGTTCGCCACAAACTGGCGCAGCTCGGCGTCGACCTTCATCTGCTCGGCCGCGATCTTGCGGGCCTCGGCCGACTTGCCGAACAGTTCCGTCTCGTCCGCCAGGGCAGCCCTTTCGCTCGCCGTCGCGTTTCCCCATGCCTGAACCTGGCTGGAGATGGCCTTGGTGGCCGCGAAGGACGACTCGGCCAAGGCACCGTCTGCCCCGTTGATGATGCCGCGCCGCTTTTCCTCCAAGGCTTGTACCTGGGCGAGATACTTGTTGCGCTCCGCGATTTCCCCGACGCTGCTGGCGAGATTTGCGCGCTTTTTTGCAGCTTCAATGTCACGCTGCACGTCCTGGACGTCCAGAGCGCGCTTCTGGTTGATGTACTCGACGTCGCTGACGAGCTGTCGCTTATGCCGGCTCTCCAGATCAGCCAGGCTGTTGGCGGTCTGTTCCTTCTCCAGGTTGCGCTGGCCCTCGATCGCAGCGAGGGCAACGTTGTTCAGGTCAGCATAGGACTTGCGGATCGCGGCCTTGCGGTCGTCGATCTCCTTCTGGGTGGCGCCTGCAGCGACGCCGGCGTTCTGCGCCTTGTCCAGGTCGCGATCGCGCTGCTGGGTGCGGGTCAGGTACTTGTCGCTGTCGTCGTTCCACTGTTTGCGGGCGGTCGCCTTCTGCGCCGCCTGCTCCTGGGCCTTGGCAGCGCCTTTCTCAGCATCGGTCCGTGCGCGGATCGCGTTGATCTGGCGTTGGTTGTTGTCCAGTTCGGCCTGGTAGATGGCGACGTCGCGGGTAAAGCCGCGCTCGCGGGCGCGGCGCTGGTTTTCTTCGATCTCCCCACGTTGCTCCACCAGCGAGTCGATCTTTTGCGAGGCGGTCTGCCCGCGACCCATGGCGAAATCGATGACGGCATCGGTCGCGCCGGAGGCTGCTTTCTTGATTCGCAACCAGCCGCGCTCCCAGTCGGTAAGGCTGTCGAGGACCTTCTGCTTTTGCTTGTCAACGCCATCGGCATACGCACGCTGGGCGACGTCGGCCGCCTCGGCAGCGCGGCCTACGTCCAGCAGCGCCTTCACCTGGTCGAACGTGGCGGCCGTTATGAAGTGGTACTTGTCGTTGATCTTTTCCAGGGCAGACAGCGGCGCCTTGCCGAGCGCGGCGAACTCCTCGGCAGTATCGGCGACGCTGCGGCCGAGGACGCGCTGCGCCTCAACGGCCACCGTGCCGAACTCCCGCATATTGCCCATCGCCACCTGGCCAGTCGAAGCGAGGACCGCGACGGCCGCCGCCGCCTCATGCTGTGATCCGGTGACCTCGCCGATCTGGCGAGACACGTCCTGCAGCTGCCCGACAGTGGCGCCGGCGGCATTGCCGCTCAGTGCCAAAGCTTTTGCAAATTCCTCTGCCTCGTTCGCGCCGGCGTTGTAGGCGATCGCCAGCGCGCCCGCGACGGCGGCGGCGATAGTCCAAGGGCCGATGAGACCGAGCGTGTATGAGGCGAGACCGCGCGCGGCGGCGCCGGCGCTGCCGAACGAATCGCGCAGCTGACCCCCCTGCTGCAGAAGCACAGTGAGCGGTGCCTGTCCGCCCTGCAGGGACGTCACGATGTCGGTGAACTGCGCCGGCACCTGGCGCATGGCGTTGTTGAGCTGAGCCTGGCTGACGCCGAGCTGCTGGGTGACGTTCGTGGTGTTCCGGGCGGCCTGCTGGACAGCCTGGTGGCCGCCCACCACGTTGTTCATATGGGTAGTTTGCGACGCCAGGGTGCTGCCGAGGTTCTGCTGGGCATTCTGCAGGGTCGAGGCGCTCGTTGCCTGGCTCGATTGCACTTGGGTCACGTGCTGGGCAGCCGTGCTCAGGCTGGTGTCCGCCTGGGCCACGCGGTCGATCGCCTCGGCCGCTGAGTGGCTGGCCGTCGTGGCGGCCGTCATCGCGGCCGTGCTCGCGCCCTGGTGGACTTGCACGGCCTGCAGGGCGCCACCGACGCGGTCGGCCGAGGCGCCGAGACGGTCATTCGCTGCGCCGACCTGGTCGAGTGCATCGGCGGTCGTCCGGCTGGCGTTTGCCGTGCCGGTCAATGCCGTGGTGGTTGCACCCTGGTGGACCTGAACGTCCTGCAGGGCGCCGCCGACGCGAACGGCAGAGGCACCGAGCCGGTCGTGCGCCGCGCTCACCTCGTCGATCGCGGTGACCGCCGGGCGGTTCCCGCTGACGTTGATGCGGATGCCGTACTCGACTTGGTTGCTCATGCGTTCGCGTCTTCCTTACTTTTTCCAGTGTTTCGCCTGCATCTCCTGCAGGCGCTTCTCTCGCCGCTCCCCCTGGACCTTGTGCATCGCCTCCAGGGCCGCGTCTTCCATCCCTTCAAGGTCAGCGATGAACTCCGGCCACTTCCGCTTGGGGACGCCAGTCGTGGTGTTGAGCACCCACTCAACGCCGGCGGGCCAGATCCCAGTCCTGACAATCTCGCCGTCCGGGGCGATGACGACGTTCCATTTGTTTTCCAACCGGAGGAACAGCCTCAGCGACAGGAGGTTGTCGGACCAGACGGTGTAGCTTTCCGTCTCAACCTCGGTTTCCCTGGGCACGTCGGCGATCTCGTCCTCCATGCCGAAGAACTTCATGTCATCGGCTACTTCGTCGGAGACCGCCGGCCGGGTCAGCTTCGGGGCGGCGCCGCTGATCTGCTGCCCCCACCACTCGGCGGCGCCGATTAGTTTTTTCGCTTGGCCGTCTTGATCGATTCGAAGAAAGCGGTGACGAGGGTCGGACGGGTCGGGAAGACGTTCTTCAGTGCGCCGAAGTTTTCCGGGTTGAATTCCAGCGGCTGATCGTTCTGGTCCAGCACGTCCTGCCAGCCAGTCACGACCTGGTCGAGCACTTCGTCGTCGCTCAGCAGCGTTTCGCCTTCCTGCAGCTTTTCGCGGTTCAGGCGGCGGTGCAGCTCGTCCAGTTCGTCTTGCGGCAGTCGCTTGAAGACGACCGCAAACTTGTGTTTGACGCTGCCCCCCTTGCCGTCCGGGACATCAACGGTGACAGGAGTGGTATAGGTCTGGCTGATGGAGCTGATCTTGAACATGTTTCTTCCTTTTGCAATTTAATTGGCCCCTTGCGGGGCACGTAGGGGTTACAGGCAGGTGAGTGCCAGTTCGTCGTTGCCGGCCGCCGGCGTCGGCTCCAGGCCGAGCTTGTAGCCGGCCATACCGTCGATCTCTTCGTAGCTGACGTCGACGATCTTGGCCTGCAGGTCGACGCGGATCTTCTTGCCGCCGACGCTGCCGTGGTTGATGGTCATCGGCACGGCGGCATTGCTCTCGGCGATCGTGAATGGGTTAAATACGGCCAGATCCGGTGCGAGCACGGTGATCGAGGCGCTGGGCTTGCGATCGCCGATAACGATCTCTTTTTGCGGCCCAGGCATGTCGACACGGCTGATCTGGTTGCCGAAATCCCATTCGAAGCTCGACCAGGCCAGGCTGGCGGCGTTAATCGTGGCTGGAGCCGTGTTCACGCTGTTGATGCCTTCTTCGATCGCCCAGCCGGAGCGGGTCACAGCCGGAGCTGCGCCGGTGACCGGGGTCACGTACAGGGCATCGAAGTCGAACATCAGCTTCGGGGTGTCCTTCTTGGCCATGCTGCCCTTGCAGTTACCGCGCATGCCCAGCAGCTTGTGCAGCACGCCGTCGATGTTCATGTAGCCGACCACGCTGACCTGGCCTTGGCTCACCAGGTTATAGGCCACTGAGGTGGTGGCGACGATGGTTTGCGCCGTGCCGCAGGCCAGCATCGCCGGCGACCACTTCGGTGCAGTGCCGGCGGTGCCGGAGCCGACCAGGGCGACGTTGAAGGACAGCTTTGCCCAGAAGCCGGTCAGGATGCTGCCGGCGTTGCCGTAGTACGGCAGGACGATGTTGCGGTCGACCTTGTCGGCCTCCATCGGGGTCAAGGTCAGGTCGCGCGTCTCGACCCAGTCGGCCGCCCCGGTCGGAGTCGAGTCGACGCCGTAGGTGGTCTCCAGCTTCAGCAGGAGCAGCTTGTTCTTCCACTTACGCGGGGAAGTGACGAGATTCGGATTAGGCACGCGTGCGCTCCTTCCTGACGGTGGTCGTGGTTTCCGCCGGCGAAGCGTCCTGCGGTGCTGCTCCTGCCGGCGCCTGGGGAACTTCTTCCGTAGCGGCCGCTTCCGGCTCGATGCGGGTACGTTTGCCGGTCGCCGGGTCGTAGACGAACTGGCCACCCTTGCCCCAGTCGGGGCAGTTGATGAAGTCCTGGAGGGCGTGCGGCGCCGCTGCCTGGACTGTCGTTTCTTCGTTGCTCACAGAACACTCCTGTCGTAGTAGGAAGTAATAAAAAGGTCTTGCCACCAGGCGTGACCGTCGCGGAAGGCCAGTAGCTGGCCCAGGCCGCGTTCAAGCGGATCGAACGCAGGGTCGGGCGTCCAGCCGTACAACTGATCCTTCACAAGCCGGCGCAGCTGCTCCAAGTCGGCGCCAGCGGCCGCACCGACCACGTCGCCCAGGTGCCGGACGACCAGGATCACGCCGAGCGTTACAGTGACCTTCTGCTGCAGCACGCCAGCCGAGATGCTGGGGCCGGGCTGCTCGCGCATCGGAATCACGAAGCACGCTGGCACGGCCTTGGGGTTGCTCTCGACCGCCGCCTGGAAATCGATCGCGCCGCCGACCAGCTTGAGCGCCGGCACGGTGGCCTGGATGCGCTCGACGGTCTGGTTGATCATGGGCGGCCGCCCCGTCCGAACACCCGCTCGGTCGGGGCGAACATCACCACGGTGGCCGGCTCGTTGCCCGGCACCGGCGCCACCTGCTGCAGCGTTACTCGGCCGGCCGCGACGTCACGGAGCCATGCCACAGCGTCGACGTACTGGCTGCGGGCGTTCTCGGTCACCGAGTCACCCAACAACTTGTAGCGCGCGATCGCGCAGGCATTGGCCACCAGCGCCTCAGGCACATCGGTCAGCGGCAGGGTGTAGCGGCTGGCCAGGTAGCCGTCGATCATCGAGCTGGCGTCGCGCAGGATGTCGTCCAGGGCGCCAGGCGGCAGCATGGACAGGCGCTGCGCCACCTCGTCGGCGCCGTAGCGACGTTCCAGAGCGGATTGGTCGAGATATGACATGCTCACGCGTGCTCGTCCTCGAGGACGACCGCCTTGACCGACAGCATCGGCTCGGCCTTGAGCAGTTCTACTTGGTCAACGGTCAGCTCAGAAAGCGCGATCACGGTAGCCGTGGTACTCCAGGCGCGACCAGCCCTGCGGAAGCCCGGCTGCTTGGATGTCACCTTGAGACCATGCGTGCTTTGGCTTGCAGGCGCGGCGGCGCTGCTTTGCCCGTCGCCAGTTGTCGCGAATGCCGGGTCGAGGCTGGACTCGTCCGCTGCTGGCCCAGGCGCCGCCAGCAGTGACGCGAGATTCGCCTTCAGCACGCTCAGGTCGATCTGCACATGCTTGGCAGGGAACATCCCCTTCGACAGGTCCAGCTCCGCGCCTTCGTGACCGACGAAGCGCATACCGGTCACCATGCCGCCCGTTGCCGGCTGAAGGACCTGCAGTGCCGATTCGGTGTCCATTTCCGAGGCCGCGGCGCCGCCCGAGATCTGCTGGCCGGCTTGATCCTGGCTGGTCGTCTCGCTGCTGTTCGCCGAGGTGGCCGTATCGATCGCCTGGCCGGCCGCCGCGCCCTGGTCCGAGATGGTCGTGCTGTTCGCTGCCGCGCCGACTGCGTCCGGGCTGAGCAGATTCTGCGGTTTGGCGCCGCCTCGGACTTTGGCGGCCGATTCGTTTTTTGCCATGTTCTCTTCCTTATTAGGATGGTTCGCTGGAGCCCGCCTGGCTCAGGCGGGCTCGCTCACGCTATCGGTCAGGCCGCGCCGGTCGAGCCGTAGGCCAGCTGCCAGAAGCCGTAGCCGCCGGCGGCGCGGGCTTCGGCGCCGAACTTGAACTTCTTGCGGTTGAACACGTCGTCGGCCTGCGGGTCGGTCTGCTGCACGAAGACCGGCGGCTTGCGCTCCTGGTAGACGAACGGCTTGACGGCCTTGGTGGTGTCCAGCAGGAACCAGGCAGTGCGGGACTTCAGGCGAGCGTCGACGCGCGGCAGATAGGCGCCTTTGAACGGATTGGCCTTGCCGTCATCCAGGCGATCTGCGGTGTAGAGGGTGTTGGCCACCGCTTTGAGCGCCGGCGGAACCATCAAGATGTTGGGCTTGATGTTCAGGGGACGACCTTCGTCGTCCTTGAATTCCATCATGGCGGTCTCGGCAGCGCCCAGGCTGGCCAGGGCGGCGACGACGCTGGTGCAGTCCAGCTTCATGGTGCCCATGTTGCTGACCGAGACGTCGTTACCGTTCTCGTCCTTGGCCGGGTGGTCGGTGTCGAAGTAGTACTGGCCGTCGTAGCACAGGTTCGCGAACGCACCGTTCACCACGTCGGCGATGATCTCGTCCGGCAGCGTCTTGGCCGATTCGCCGGCCGCCTGCGCCTGCGGCTGGTAGATGCCCAGGTTGTCGTCGTCGATGTCGTTGCGGTCGACCTCGACCGTCGCTTCCCAGTCGTTGTTGACGATCGTGTACTTGAACAGCGACAGGGCTTTGACCGCCTTCTCGCCAATCCACAGACGCATGCGCGGGAACTTGCTCAGCCAGGCATAGTCGTTCTGGCCGGTGGTCGACGGCACCTTCATCGCGATCTGTTCCCAGTCACCGGGGGTGTTGCTGAACGCGTTATTGAAGATGGTTTTCAGGCTGATGAACAGCGCGGTGACGTTTTCCTTATTAACCAGCATGGACGGCCTCCCACTGCTTGGCGATCGTGTTTTTCATGTTTCTGGGTCCTATCTATATATAGAGGGGTTGCGGAAGGGAATTACTCGATCCAGACGCCATTGGGCTCGACGCCCAGCAGCTTGCCGGCAGCCGAGCGCGTATTGGTGCCGTTGGTCTTGGCCACCGTCTGGTCGTCGACGATGTAGACGGTGTTGCCCACGTCGGCCTGGGCGACCGGGTCGGTCTGGTAGTTGGCGAACTTGAACGCCAGGTTGCGACGCACCAGCGCTTTCTTGGCACCGTCGACGCCGCCGGTGTTATCGACGAAGTCTTCCGCCTTGCCCTGGTAACGCAGGGTGGTGGAGACCGAGCCCGGCACCAGGTAGCCGGCGGCGTTCAGGGCAACCAGTGCGCCGGCGAAGATCTTGACGTTGGCGGCGACCGGGAAGGAGGCGAGTTCCTTGCCCTTTTGTTGGGTGGGACGCGAGGAGGTCAAAGCAGTCATTACAGCTCCAGTGGGTTGGAAAAGCAGGTCGGCCGTTAGGCGGCTTCCGCCTGCAGGGTCTTGAGGAAGTCGGCCTCCGACACGCCGGTCATGCGGCAGAGATCCTTCTGGCTGGCCGACAGGGCGACGGTGCCGGCTGGCGGCACCTCGACCTTGCCGCTCTGCATGCCGGTCAAGATCCCAATTGGCGGTGCGTTATCCAGGTAGGCAGACAGAGCAGCAAAGTCCTTCTTGCCGAAGTCGCGCGCCCACTGCTCCTGGGCCGGCAGCAGCTTGCCGGCCGCCAGCGCGGCCTTCACGGCTTCGTCGACGCGGCCGTCGTTCAGCTGGGACGACAGCGCAGCGACCTGGCCCTGCAGGGCGGACATGGTCTCGATCGGGACGTACTTGGCGGGATCGGGCGTCTCGGCACTGAGGGCGGTGATCTGCGTGCGCTGTTTGGCCAGGTAGCCGACCAGGTCGAACGATGCGGCTGCCACGGCGGTCGGTTCGTCCGTCTTGATCTGGTCGATCAGCTTCACCAGGTGGGCCTTGATGTCCTCGGCCGGGGAGCCGACCGGCAGGTTCAACAGCCAGCGCAGCTGCTCCAGCAGTTCTTCGATATTCATGCTTACTTCCTCCGAAAGAGGTGTTGGTTGAGAGAGGGAAAAGTGGAGTGCGGCCGCAGCGAGCAGGATTTCGCTCATGCCATCGATAGCCGGGTTGTTGGTGATTGCCGCCATGTAGAGAGCGGTGACAGCGCCGGTGGTCTTGTCGTAACCAATCACTGGCGAGATATAGCGGAATTCCTTTGCCGCAATGGCGGCAGCGGCGCTTTCGGTCCATTCGACATCGAGGGCGAATAGACCCAGGCCCTCACGCCACTCCAGCTTCTTGAACCAGCCGGCTGCAGGGGCGGGCTTGCCGTTCTCCTTTGCCAGGAGGGTCTGGTGGTCATAGTCGATCACGAACGGGGTGCCACGCGCGTCCGCTGCAGCGATCAGCTGCTGCGCGATCGTGGCATCGGTCAGCCAGCCCGGTGCGTCGAACGGCCGGCCGTCACGCGCCTTGAAGGCGCCGGCCGGGAGCAGCTGAAGCTCTTTACCTGGCGCGATGGCCAGGGAGCAGGCAGCGATGCCGAACGGTTTTAAGGTGGGGGGCTGAATGGCTTTGGGCATGACGACATCGTCGCAGCCGTAGCCATCCGGAAACAGACTGACATATGTCAGCAGTGCCTTGCGGAATTTAAATCCAGTAGGAAATCCGGTTTGCTGGCGAGCACCGCAGCTTGCCTTCGGAATTAACGCGCTTCTAACGGGGCTAGGAGCGCGATTCTTACGTCATTCGATAGATTCCGCCAACTAGTCAAAAAAATGGCTTAGACGGCCTCCTAAGGATTTCCGTCTAAGCCAACCTAGGAACGCTAACGTTAGCGTACCTAAATGTATTACTTTGAACGCTTCTCGGTGAGCACGCGATCTAAAATTCCTAGACCAGGAGCCCCCACGACAGGCTGCGCCATTGCCGTGTCCAGCATGCCAAGGAGGCCAGTAAGATAGGGCGGCTGCGGCGGTTGGCTGGGTGTCGTAAGGAGACCGCCTAGTAGACCGCGCGAATATACTGGTTCCGGAGAAGTATTCGGGACCGCTCTAGGAGCCAACACCCCTAACAGTCCAGAAAGAGTGCCCTCGGATTTCAACATTGTATTCATCGGGGGCTGATACTGTTGAATCAGCTGCCGTTCAATAATGTCTCGGTTTGCCTCACCGTGGACAACTTTGGCGTGAACGTGAACGGCACCACGTTGCGCGGCCTCGTTCCACCGCTCATGGTTCGACAGTCGATCTTTAAAGCTGGCAGCTTTCCCTATATATAAGGGCGTCCAGGGAAACGGTCCGTTAGATAGTGCAAACACATAGATCCCTGGAATATCGCTCCATTTGGTTTCGCTATAGCGATAGATGTCAAACTGATGTTCGCCCCAATGGTAAAAGTTTTGCATCAACTGCTCCTTTAACTACGGCGGAACAACAACGCTGTATGAATATCAGGATTGACATCAAATCGCGCATGATTGACACTCCAGGTCCCACCCCAGAAACGGCAATCACTGTCGTTTTTCGCGCCCAAGGGCAAACTGCCCTTGGGGGTCCCCCGAGCTGGCTTTTTTAGAAGCCCGCAGTGTCAATATTACCCGTTAACTATTGGTTTGCGGAAATTGGCAACCTATTTCCGTCAAAAAAGCCCTCCAGTCGCGTTGCAATCCCAATTTGTTATTACCAGCTCGCCGCTGGTCGTGGCCGCGCCATGGTTGTTGGCCACTGAGTATTTGATATCCAGCTCCAGGAAGTGCATCCCTTCGAAGGCACGCCGGATGTCCGGATGGTCGTTGATGCTCACCATGACCTTGCCCTTGGTGGTGCGCATGAGTTCGGCCATGTCCAGGTAGTTCTGGAAGTCGAAGTCGACGCCATAGCCCTCGGTCTGCCAGTACGGCGGGTCCATATAGAAGAACGTATGGGCACGGTCGTACCGCCTGACGCACTCGCGCCAGGGCAGGTTCTCGACATACGTGCCAGCCAGGCGCAGGTGGGCCGCGCTCAGGTTCTCTTCGATTCGGCACAGGTTGATTGGCGAGCCAGTGGTGGCCGTGCCGAACGTCTGGCCGTCGACCTTGCCGCCGAAGGCATGCTGCTGCAGGTAATAGAACCGGGCGGCGCGCTGGATGTCGGTCAGGGTTTCAGCCTGGGTCATTTGCTGCCACTTGAAGATTTGGCGGCTGGAGATGGCCCACTTGAACTGGCGGACGAACTCTTCCATATGGTGTTGCACGACCCGGTACAGGTTCACCAGGTCGCCGTTGATGTCGTTGATCACCTCGGTCTTGGCCGGGAACGCCCGAAGGAAGTAGAGCGCGGCGCCGCCGCAGAACACCTCGACGTAGCATTCGTGGCTCGGAAACAGGGGCAGCAGCTTGTCGGCCAGGCGGCGTTTGCCGCCCATCCAAGGGATAATAGGGGTTGCGGTTTGGTACATGTTTCTCCGTGGTAAAATTCGCCCCGCCTCCGTACGGGGTGGCAGAGCCTTGGCGAAGCATGCAGTTCAGGCTGCGTGCGGAGTGGCCGACCTGATGTTCCCGCACCTGGTCGGTCGCTCTGTCCTTATTCGATAGTCAGGTAATGCGTTAATGCGTCGAGGATCTCCTGCTCCTCGTCCGGGTAGAGTGATCCGTCCGCGCGGACGGGAAAGAACGGCCGCGCTGGAATATCTCCCCACAGGTGCGGAAACTGCGCCTTCGTCCCTCCGAACTGCATCATGAACGCCTGCGGCGCCGGCGACGCCACCAGGAGCGCGTCGGCGTTCACTTGGTAGTGGATGCCCCGGCTCATCTCGCCGCTGGCGATCAGCGGCCGCTTGGCCGGCGCTGCAGGTGCGCGCTTGCCCGATCGACGGCCGTGCGACTGGATGTACCTGGCCAGGGTCACCGGGCTGTTGGGCGCCCAGGGCGCGCCATCTGGCCCGGTGCCGGTGCCGAAGCGGCCCTTGATCCGCTCAACGACGTCTTCGCCCAGGGC